CGTCTTCACAGATCTGCACACTTCTCCTATTGTGTACTGGCTTATACCATCAAGCTTCAAATTGTTAGACACTAAATCTACAGTGCCCACATCCGCTTGAACCATAATGAGTTTGCCAGTAGGAGGAGCATCCAATAAAGGATAATTGATGTTGTGAGGTACAGCAAGCTCGAAATCTGGCAAAGCTGAAACCTCAATGGAATAATCAATTTTTTGAGTAACAGTTGATGGGCAAAGTAAAGGTTCATAAACAAGCATGTTAAACGTGCCTGTAGACTCCCAAAAACCTCGCCAATGAACATTGCTAACAAAAGGTACAACAAACTCAAAAGTTGAACCATCGCGCAAATCCCAAATGGCTGAATAGCCAAATGGTTGAACAGGTGACCCTCCAACTGAAGTACGCGTAAAATTACGCGTTGCTGAAGGTGAAAATTGATCAGGACTTGGAGAATAAACCGCCAAGATTCTCCCACCGTGAAACTTTGTTTTAGCAAAAGAAACAGTGAACTTTATGGAACCATGCCAATCTCTAAAATTCTGCGCTAAAGCAAATATATTAGAAGGATAAAAAGCTCCCTGATTGGAAAACAAGGAAATGGTGGTGATGGGAATGTTGCCCACATTTGGTGTATTAGCAACGTTTCTAAACCAAAAACAACATGGTGAAATAGGTGTTGAATACAAACCTGTATTAATACCATAAGAAACGTCGAAAGTTCCAACAAATATAAAGCTGGGTAATGACAATATATGTGAAATTGCCATTTCGTCAACATTAGTATTAGCTATACCCCCATCTACAGCTAAATAATTATCACGAGACAAACCCAAAACATGGCCTACAAAAGGCGTGTCTGCCGACTCTTCACAAGCATTTCCAAAACGAATCATTTGATGAGGAGGTTCGACAGAAGTGGGTTTGGAATAACCAAACGCCTTCAATGCTCCAGAAGTGGCACCAAGGAACCACGAAGCGGGCTCAGTGATGCTAGCCAATGAAGGGACATATTTTCCAACAAAACTAAGTCCCTTGGAAGCAAGAGCCACACCAGTAGATAATGGCTTTTGCTTCTCAGCATTATACCCTGCTTGAACAGTCACAGTGGTATAAACTTCAGGAGCAACACCAACCAACTCAATATCATGTAATGAACACATAATTTTGTAAGTCGGAAAACCAGCCGGACTACTACTAGCTAACATCTGAGTTAAACCTAATGTACCATATATTTCACTTAATGTATTGTCACTAGAAGTGACATTTACGGGCCAAAAGTCATAACGCCCACAAAAAGGTACATCAAGTTGAACTTTTGTAGTATCCTCTAAATTAAGCCTAACATGCGGCAAATGCGGGGCCGCATAATAAGCCTTAGCCCTATTAAACTTTGTGAAAGGTTGATACTGCCAAGACAATAAAGCCAAACCTTGATGAAAAGGTGTGGTATTAACCTGTAAATCAAAACGTAAAGTACCACGAAGACCCTGCACACCGCGTAATCGGGTTGGTAAATCAGGAAAAATAGTGACTAAAGTATTTGCAGATATATCTAAATTATAAGGTTCAAGAGATGAATCAAGCAAACCAGTAGCTAAAATTCTAGGCCTAGACAAATAAGCCCTAAGATCTTGCAAATCTTTATTCTCAACTGAAATGAAATGAGACAACTTGTCAAGAACCATAACCTCTTCACAAGCATCAACTTGTGTAACATTCTTGCCAGTGATCGTGTCTTCGTTTGGAACTTGGACACCATCAATGACACACTCTGAAATTTTATTCATAGCTGAAGCAGGTAATGTTTCGACATGTAAGCTACCTAACCTACATGAAAAGAGGGTTTCCCTGGTGTTATGGTCTACCTGGGTGGTAAGCTAAATAGCAAGACCTAAATGAACCGCCCTGTCCTTGATGCACTTTCCTACCCTCAAATATGTGCATTAGCATCAAGCGTATTTGCAAGTTCACATATATTTAGTATCAGAACGCAATAAAGCTGCTCTCTGATACACATCATAATCCGCATGACCCAAACAAAAACTCTCTCTTGGCAACATTGAATTCTCAGATAAAAACGAAACAAACCAAGGTGAATGTTTATCCCAAACATCCTTTGGATGTAAAGATAACTCATACAAAACCTCCTGAGCTTTATCAATAAGCTCAGCTTTCTCCTCCGTTGGTTTCGCTTTTGTCCAATAGCACCTCCATAAAATAGAATTCAAATCAAGTGGTGAACACATACCATTTTTGGTCTTGTTAAAACCACGCTTTAAAAACGTGCAAGACCGCAAAGATTCATAAACCAAAGGCCTATCCTTATAGGCAGAGGTATATGTCAAACCAATTGATTTCATATGCAACTGCATTTTCTCTGGTGTCATCAAAAGTTTCGTCTCATCATCGACACACAATACATTGTCATCACCATAGGTTATAATCCTACAGTGATCCCAAAAATCCCACTTCCCAGTACATTTATAATATACATACACCATAGACGTCATGTTATATCCACAATTTCCAATGGAAGTAAACGGATGCCCAGAGGGGAGAGACTTCAACCACTCACAAATCAACCAGCCCAAAACAACATGTTTTGTTTTGAAAATACTCTTCAGGAACTTCAATCTAATTGGTCCCCAATAGTCATGGTTTGGTTCATTTGCGTACCACCTGTCAATATAAGCAAAAATGCCTCGACAAGCTTTTATTAACTGTGACAAATCAAATTCTGCAAAATCACCAGCAAGAAAATTTTCTGATTCTTCATCGACACCATTTGATGTCAAATAATCAGCCAACTTTCCCCACTCACACCATGAGATGATGCCAACAGCATGACCACTTTCAATTTTGGTGTCAAATGTTGCTGCAATGAATGCACCACACAATCGCCTAAATGCTATTGTGTTATCTAATGCTGCACCAGCGATGAGTCGCGATTGGCAAGATTCCACTTTGCTTCTCTTCAAATTTTCATCTTTAAGATGATCAGTGTAATAAGTGTCAACTTCACCAGTTAATCTTGCTTTTTCAATCAAATCATCAACACGCCCTTTCATTAATTGGGACTCAGTGCTAGTAAAATCCCACTCATCATCACCAAAACAAACACGTTTTGCCTTTTTGCCATCTTTCTTAAATAACTGTTCTATTGGATACCCTGCAGAAGTACCGCGGGGTATACCACCAAGGCTTCCAACACCTTGAACAGCCTCCTCAAAAGATAAAACAAAACGGGGGTGATGTCTAGTCAACTGAGCATGTTTCTGATAAGCAACAAACGATGCTTTCTCAAGCTCCTCTTCTTGTTGAATAGTAAGTTCATGCACGGGTGTCATCCTTTTAAGGACCGCCTCTGCAACAGGATCAACAATCTGATTACCAATTAATGTTGGTCTCAAAACAGCCGGAACCTTTGGAGGTTTTCCAATTATTTCGGAAATTTCAGCCGCCTTATACGATCTTCTAATTTGCGTAAAAGATGCGGTCGAAAATGGATTTGGAATAAAGGAAAAACCTCCTTCATGTCCCTGTTCCTTGGCTCTCTTCACAATTGCATCAGTACGTTCTTTAAGACTAACTCCTGAACCAAGAATACCTGGTGCTGGAATCAACTTAGTTTTAAAATCCGACTGTGCCTCAACAGAGCAAAGGTGTGACAACATATCATCAATCATTTCCTTTGTTGTTGGTGTAAAAAAAGCAAGGCCTGACCTAACCCCTTCCCTAGCAACATGCATACCAAGTAAGCAATTGTTTTCATTCCTACTCGAATACACCAATCCACCACAATCACCAACTTGACTTGGCACAGCATAGGCCATAAGTCCCCTCAGGCTACCATAATCATTTCTGATCGGTCTAGCATCAGAAAAACCCCTAGTACACAATTGCCTTTCAGCAAAATGACTATTGGTCTCATATATTACATGGGTAACTAAATCTGATGGGCGACAAAGATTCAAAAGCTTCTTGTCAACAAAGAAATGTCTGATGTCCTTAACCATATTAGGCAAAACATCTTTCAAATCAACAATACAAACATCTTGATCCTTTTTAACAACTCGGTCAAAAGAAAGGAACTGTTTTGCTGTACATGTGGCATCAACATTCTTGCTCAAAGGTAAAAACTGGAAAATGTCATTGTCTTCAAAATGCTCATCCATCGCATAAATGAAATGCGCTGGCATCATGTAATATGTGCCTATAAGGCCAATCATATTACCAAATGATTTTCCAGTTTTCAAACTCTTTAAAACAACAGTGTTCTTTTGAATCTTCGAATAATTTTGGTTCACTGGAATTTCAGGTACTGAATTTGTACCACCTTCTGTACTAACACATTGTTCTTGTTTCCCAAAGAAAATTTCCCATGTCTTCTTCAATGCAAAAATAACACACTGCAACATAATTTTGAGTAGCTTAAAAGCTGCCTTCAAAATTGAAATAGCAACGGCAATCGAAACAGCACCTGCAACCAAATTCAAAAGAATTTTGACCGTAGGTGTTAAACTTGCATAAAAAGACGCAGCTGACATATCAGCCTTACGGAAAACAATGTCAAAATATTGTCGCAATGTCATTCCACCTTCTTTCGTAAAAAAACGGTTTTTCCAAATGGTTTCATACCACCATTTACTAAAAATCGCTTTCTTTCTAATAGAATGGCTCTCTTCCAAATTAATGTATGAAAGTATCCTATCACGAATCTCATGTATTTCCAAACCTTGTTGGATACATTGATCAGCCATTAAATCACATTGCTCTAATATATTGTTTTCTTCTTCAATGTCCTTCAAAATTGAGGCATACTTTGTTGCCTCAATTTTGAGTTTGCAGCCTTGAAAAAGCCTTGGACGATGGTACTTACCATCAACATCAACATGTCCATCAAACCTACCCTGAACAATGACAGGAACGTCCAAGTCCTTTCTATCCATAAGATGCTGCAATCTAGAAAACTCCTTTCCGTGAGCTTGATTCCTCCTAGCAATTTCAGCTGCCCACATTTGAACAGCTTTAACCATAGGGATCCAATCACCTTTATACTCCCCAAGGGAATAATCCCACTCCTGAACATCATAAAAACAAAAAGGGCTCACTTTCAGAATATCTGTATCAGACTCATGAGCATCTAAATATGCTTGATATTTGTCAAAATCCAAACGTCCTTTACCATTACGATACTTATCTTTCAATCTGATACGATATGGGAAAGTTACACGCCTATACAAGGCTTCTGGACAAGTAATTTGTACAGAAGCCGGTTGGTTCCAACAACCAACGTTAGTGGTGGTAAGATATATCTTTGAAGTGAAATAGGAATTACCCTTTTCACTTAATTCAGCCTGATTCAATGGATAACCAAATGTACTCATACACTTCATAACCATAGATATATCATTACCCTCTGCACCAACAACTTGGCGCTCCTGCAAGAAATCATCCTGCACAACAGCTTCTTGTTGTTTGTATTTGGACCAAAACTTACCATCGGGTTTTCGATAAACATTCTTTAATGCATCTTCAAGACTACACGTCCCAGAGAGCACCAACAATGCAATCAACAACCTGATCGACATCAAACTCTTTCCCTCACCAGGTGGACCCAATAATGATATCCACACTGGATCAACTCGATAATTGTTTGATCCAGACACAAATCCTCTCAAAGGCTCAAATACCTGTTCAAGCTTCCCCAATTCACGCGCAACAATCAAATATTGACTTGTTCCTTGCAAAGTTTTCAATAAAGCATAACCTTTCTTCAAATGCTCATCCAATTGTTTTACAAACTTAGGATGGTCAATATTTTCATCAAGCATAGCTTTCTCTATATGGGCAACAGCTTGGGCATGCCAAACCTTCCACTCTGACTTCTTCCGAACCCAATAATGAGTTGGATCCCCCCCAAACATCTTAATGATGTAAGAAGCAGCAAACTCGAGTGCATCAAGCAATCTTTCAACAAAATCTTCATTCTTATCATTGCCCTTGAAAAAGCCCCAAAGTGTCTTTCCAACTTCAGTGGTCGATGAAAACGAATTGATGCTTAAGCCACAGACCACACTAAATAAGCGTGTGAATAATCTAACAATGGGCTCATCATCAATAATCATTGCTTGAGCAATAATTTCACTTTCATCACCAATAGCTTCTTCAAGTTGTTCATCACCTAATGAAAAGACATTCATTTTCCGAAAGGCTAAATTAATAGCCCGCAATAAATCTGTTGAAAAACCAAATAGTTTTATTGCCATGATCATAATAGCAGCAGCCAATAAACCAGCATACTGTTTCATCGCGGAAAAGAATCCTCCCACTTCTTTCAAAGCACCTGTGAAAATGTTTGAAAGTTGATCAACAACTGAAGAAACGGCCTTAACACCGCCAGTCACAAATTCAGTAGCCTTCTTTATTTTCTTTAAAGTAGGTACAAATTCACCAACCATGCTTGAAAGCTTATCAAAAATCTTCAATATAAAAACTGCAAGCATAACATTCAAAACAGTATAAGTGACATCGGCCATTGCTTGTGCGACAACATATTGCTCGCCAGTCAATTCACCAGCAGCAGCCTGTTCTTGAATACTTTGCTCAAAAGCAGCAACGTTGCGCTTATCGCGCATACGCTTTATAAGTGCTGCTCTCTCTTCTTTGGTAAGCTTTCGTGGCCGCTTAGCCTCAACCTCCCTTTGCTTCTTCTCACGTTCTTCGCGTGACACAGCACCAGATTGCATAATGATTGGCACGCATTGGCTCGGCAAAGCCAAACCATAAATGCGTATCAATGTATCAAGATGTGAAAGGTGCTCTGACAATGATTTCCTGTCATTGACCCAATCCTCCAACGAATGGAGAATTGAATCATAGACAAAATCAGATTTCCAATCAAAAATGTTATGAAGGAAATCAAAGTCAAAAGCATCAATCTCTTGTGGTACGCAATCAACATCAACACCAAGTGCAACAAATTGTCCATTTGTGCACAACTCCAAATTCACACGCACCAAACGATCAGGTACAGAATACAACTTTTGAACCTGTATATTCATATCAGGATCAACAGTGTACTTGTAACCGTTCGCGTACAAACAATTTGAAAGCGACAAACGCTTTCTCCTTGTGCACGACTCACAGATTTCATCAGCGTTAAGCTGAAACGAATAGCCTGAAACATCGGAAACAGAATTGGATGCGGGCATGGTTCAAAGCCCCGCCCGGGTCATGCCCACTGGCACGCTCCAGTCGCACATCGCCGCCTTTCACCAACTAGGTGCGCGTACAATGATTGACAACGTGTGAGAATGCCAAAGACATACGTACAGAAACAAGTACATAGAGGTCTTCCTACTTTGAAAGCTAGGCACACTGCATAACAATGTGTGGGTCTCAAGGTTTAGGTCGGTTAAACCTTCCTCCTGTGTCGTCATAAGACGAACCCGGGCGGGAATGCTAAACGGCCGTTAATACTCTGCAGTGGGTTGGCCTCCCACTGAGCGTGTCCTACTCCGATTGGCCCACTTGTAGGCGGAGCATAACCCCACAAGATCGTATAAAGAAGACCACCAAATCAAAATAAAGCGTTCCAAATCCGCAAACAGAGGTGGCAACGGCTTATGCCACTTGTAATACTTCATTTGAGCTAAAAGCTCGCCTTGCCGTGGTGTCCCAACGACGAAGTAACAAACGCCCTCAAAATCATCAATGGCCTCCTGAACAAGGGGGTCATAACAAAATTACGGGAATAGGGTTAAAACTAAAGTACAAGCTAATGGTCGTTTTCCACCAGAAGCAGGTCGCCAAATACAATGAATGGTTGGCAATCCATTCATCGGGTCTAAAATAACTAATGTGAAAGCGTCAAACGCAAAACCACTAAAAGGCAACTACATGCCCATAACCTAGGTAAATAGGTCCCAACAAATGGAAAATGGTCAACATACGAACCAAGCTACTAACGAAACAACATAGCAAGCACAATTGTCTGCTTATCATGACAATCTGCTTCGGTCATTGGTGGTAAAAGCCGTATCTGGCACGAGTACGAATCGTGTCAGGACTTAAATCACATAACAACTACATAATTACGCGTTCACTCAGAATGAAT